GATTGTAAACAAAACCAAAGTTATTAAACAAAAGGGTGATGATATAATAAAATATATTGATAAAGAAATTGTTAAAAAAGAAGAGATTATCAAATATATAGAAAATTGCCCAGTGCCACAAGAAATAATTGAACAACATAATAAGATTGTAAACTTATCCAATCAATCCTCAGGAGAGAAAAAATGAGGACGTTAATACCAGTAGTATTATTGTTATCTGCGTGTGCCACTACACCTGTTCCAATAGAGCGTAAATTTCCTCCATATCCTAAAGCATTGTCAGAAAAATGCGAACCGTTGAAACCAATTGAACCTACTGATAAAGTGCCTATTACAGACATGTTAAAAACAGTAGTAGAAAACTATGTAACATACTATAATTGTGCAACCAAAGTTGAAGGTTGGCAAGAATGGTACACCGAACAGAAAAAAATCTTTGAAAGTGTAAATCAAAAATAACTCATAAATACATTATGAGGTTATGAAAATATGTCTACACAAGAAATCATTAACATAGGTGCGTCACCTAATGACGGTCAAGGTGATCCGTTACGTACAGCGTTTGCAAAGATAAACAATAATTTTACCAGTTTATTTAATACTACTTTTAGTACGTCTACCGCATTTTCAGTGGGTAATACAGCAAATCAAGTAATATATACCGCTCCTGTTGACACTTTCACACAGGCTATGCTTCAAATCAGATCAAGTAATCCATTAACATCAGATAGCCAAGACATTACGCTTTCAGCACAGATTACAAATGATAATGCTAGTGTAAGATTCACTGGATATGGTACTACTATTAATGGCAATGCTATAACCGGTTATGATATGGATGTGTTTGATTCTAACGTCCGTGTACTAGTAAATCCATTGGCAAACGTTACATTATTGCATTTTATTTCATCTCAGGTTACATTTATTGGTGTCGATATTCCTGGTCTAAACATTCAATTAGATGGTTATTTACCAGGATTCGATATGTCTACAGAAAATGAGTTGTTTATAACAACAGAGTCAGCATGAGAGCCCATGAGTTTATTACTGAGAGTCTAGCAGAAAAACTGTTACCTAGTCAAGCAGGGGCTCTTCCTGCTACTTATATAATTCCTGAATTACCGAATCAAGATCCTTATTTACAATATAGATTTTCAGTAGCAATTGCTGGTGCAAAGGGCGCTGAAAAACGTAAACAAGATGGTGTTAGTAGTATGTCTAGGGAAGGCCCGTTTGGTGAAAGTGAGATTGTAGTATCATATGGTCATGATGTGGGACCATATATTGATGATGCACTTAAATCTATGGGTATGAAAGGAAAGCGTAGAGTATCAACACCTACAAGCGAAGAAACTCCAGACGTTACTAAAACTAGTCCTATAAAACCATTTAAGGGTTATAAAAGGTGAGAGCAAAAGAATTCATTACTGAACGCACCTTATTTGTAATTCCTAGTTTAACATCAGGTGATCCTTACCAAATCTATAGATTTGGTGTTGCTGTTGCTAGAGCCAGAAGCGAATCAGGAGATTGGGATAAAGTCAGAGATGGTCAGCAAAGAAATGATGGTGAGTTTTCAGGTGAAAGCCCCTTCAGTGAAAATGCTATAGTAGTACCACAGTATGAAGATGGTTCAATAATAAATAAAGCATTGGGATATGAAAATATTCCTGGTGGAAAGAAAGCAATATCAATGTCATCTGGATATGAATTACCACCTGATAATAAACCTAGTCCATTGAAACCATTTAAGGGTTATGCAAGATGAGAGCAAAAGAATTTATAATTGAAGCTACCGCAGATGACGGATCTCATAGTGTAAAGAAAGGTAAATTGCATCCAGATGTAAAATCGGCTATGGGTATGATCCATAGAGTAGCAGGTACAGCGGATAGAACATATGATTTAAATCGTGTTATGATGGCAGTTGCCAGTTCAAATGGAAAAGAGTTTAGTCACGATCCAACTGGAGAAAGTTGGATTGGCAGAAGTAATATGGCTGCTCCTTATACTAAAGAAGAACATGACATGCTACATCATGCTTATAAATCAATTGGCACTCCAGTACAACCAGTAACAGACGATTTCAGAAGAGAACCTGATGATACGCATAAGGTTAGTCCTCATAAGCCATTTAAGGGCTATAAAAGAAAATAATTTCATCATCAAAGCCGAGAATAAGTAATTTGTACAAATTACAAGGTTCTCAATGATTGATATTAATAACACACTAGACCTAGTAAAACTCAAGTTTTACAATGATTACCTCTATCAATGCCACATCTATGATGAGGGCGAAAGTGGATACCATAAACAACTTACTGGCGAAGTTGTAAAATCTTATGTTGATCCATTAAATTTACCTAAAGATGCTTTAATCTTAGATTTGGGATGTGGCCCCGGTTATTTCTTAGATGAAATGAAAGCCAGAGAATACACAAATTTAGTTGGTGTAACACTTAGTCCCAATGATGTTAGTCTTTGTGAAAGTAAAGGGCATACTATTAAAAAATATGACTTATCGTTCTTACCACAAGAACAGGGTTATTATGATGAAAGCGTAGACTTTATATTTCTAAGACATGCTCTAGAGCATAGCCCATATCCAATATTCACACTAATGGAATATAACAGGGTTCTAAAGCAAAATAGCAAAATTTATATTGAAGTACCTGCTCCTGATTGTGACAGAAAGCACGAATTTAACTTGAACCATTATAGCATTTTTGGTGCTGCTCAGCTATCAGCATTACTTGACCGTGCTGGATTCAATATTGACACTTTTAATATCTTGGAATTTAATTTAGAAATTCCCGATGATGCTGATAAAACTGTTCCTGTCAAAGAAACGTTTTTTTGTATAGTTGCTACTAAAGCTAGGCCGCTAGACATTAAATAAAACGATAAATACTCTCTATATGAGAGTATTTTTATGGCTAGCCGTAAAATTACATAAAGGAATACAATATGAAACCTAGTGAAATATTACGTAACTTAGCTGACATGATTGATGCAAAACAGCAATCACAAAGACCCCTATTACTTGGAGTACTTTAACCGAATCTTATATTGTATTGATGCCATTAGGTGCAATAGGTGCTAACACAACAGACGGTACTTGGTCATAATGTTTGATCCTTTTCAACAAGCAAAAATACAGCGTAGCTATTCTAAACTCAGGGATACAGTCCCCGAGAAGGATATGTCATTAGATGATTTAAAAAGACTAAGTGGTGCTGATAAAATTACAGGTGAATCAACACCTATAGACCATGAACTAAATGCTAAAAAAGCACAGTATATCCGTGAAAATAATATCAAGCCAGGTGATCAAGCTTGGTTCAAAGTTATGTTTGCAAAACCACATCTTACAGGCGAAGATCCTTTTTCCAAATAGTACCCGTTACTAAATAATTGTATGAGCGGAACTTCTACATTAGTAAAAACACCGTATGTAAAAACCAAGTTCGCAACACAAAAACAATTAGAAGATTTTATCAAGTGTTGTGACCCTAAAACAGGTTATCTATATTTCATGGATAACTTTTTCTACATACAACACCCTACCAAGGGCAGCATGGTCTATCATCCATGGGCTTATCAAGAACGATTGATTCATACATATCATAACTATCGTTTTAGTATTAGTCTGATGCCTCGTCAAAGTGGTAAAAGTACCAGTGCAGCAGGATATTTACTTTGGTACGCTATGTTTAATCCTGACTCTACTATTCTTATAGCAGCACATAAGTATACCGGCGCACAAGAGATTATGAACCGCGTGAGGTATGCATATGAAAACTGTCCTGATCATATTAAAGCAGGTGTTACTACATACAATAAAGGTTCATTAGACTTTGAGAATGGTAGTCGTATAGTATCAGCAACTACTACAGAAAATACTGGTCGAGGTATGTCTATCACACTACTTTACCTCGATGAGTTTGCATTCGTTAGACCTAGTATTGCTGAATTATTTTGGACTTCTATTACTCCTACTCTATCAACCGGTGGTAAAGCAATTATCACCAGCACACCCAATAGTGATGAAGACCAGTTTGCTCTTATTTGGAAAGGTGCTAATAAAACAGAAGATTCATACGGTAATCAAACTGAACTAGGAGTCAATGGCTTTAAAGCCTATAGAGCATATTGGCATGAGCAACCAGGTAGGGACCAAAAATGGGCTGATGAGATGAAAGCCCAATTGGGAGAAGATAGATTTAATCGAGAAATCGGCGGGGAATTTATTATCGCAGATGAAACTCTTATCAATCCAAATACACTGATTGAGTTAACAGGTATAGAACCTATCAGCAGAATGGGCCAAGTTCGTTGGTATAAAAAACCAGAGAAAGGTAACATATATGTTGTTGGGTTAGATCCTAGCTTGGGCACCGGTGGCGACCCTGCAGCAATTCAAATCTTTGAAGCAAATACTACTACACAAATTGGCGAGTGGAAACACAATAAAACTGACATTCCCAACCAAGTTAAATTGTTAGCACAGATTAACAAATATATTGTAGAATGTACTGGTGAACCCAATAACCTTTATTATTCAATAGAAAATAATAGCATAGGAGAAGCAGCACTAGTATCAATCAATGAATATGGTGAATCAAATATCAGTGGGATATTTTTAAGTGAACCTGGTAAAAAACGTAAAGGATTTAATACTTCACATAAAGTAAAATTAGCCGCCTGTGCTAAATTTAAAACTCTCTTAGAAAGTAAAAAATTACAAATTAATAGTAGAAGTTTAATATCAGAATTAAAAACGTTTATAGCCAGTGGCGGAAGCTATGCGGCCAAAATGGGCGATACCGATGATTTAGTAATGAGTACACTATTGGTTGTTCGTATGTTACAGCAACTAGGTGACTATCATTATGAATTGGAATCACATATGAGAGACCATGCTGAATACATCCCGCCCTTACCATTTTTTGCGGTATTAAATTAAGAATTCAGATAAATATTATTACTATGCCTATACAAACTGATACTCTTAACCGTGGCCTTTATGATTTACTAACCGTAAGATACGATGACGTAACTCCATTAGATTCCGAAGAAAAAACTACATCACCTGAAGAAGCCGATATTTTCAGATTTACTTTTGAAAAAGATGGCAAAGCATATGGTAAAGTTTATGTTACTATTGACAACAGTAGAAATTTAGTACTATATTATGGCGATGAAATAGAAGACAGCCCTGATACTAATACCTCAGGAACTGAATTTAGTGATAGTTGGTCAAGTTTTAGAAATATGCTTAAGCAGTGGTCACAACGTAAGCAACTAGAGTTTGAATTGAAAAATAAAAATCATTTGGCTAAAGATATGGCTCAAAGAACATATAATAAAGAAAAAGAAAACTTAGGTGAAAGTTATTATCCAATGGGTAAAAGAGGTAGTTATAGTGATGCTGTGCCCAATGTTAAGATAATTATTCAGCATACTCGCCAAATTGGTGAAGGTGAGCAAAGGTATCGTAATATAGATAAGATATTTGTAGAAAACACAATGGGTGAAAGATTTGCTGTGCCAAGTAACAAACCTGGTATAGCCAAAGTATATGCTAGACATATTGCTGAAGGTGGTTCACCTTATGATGATAGAGGTCGTCATATTACTTCACTTGTAGAAGAATATACAAAAATGGCTGGCTTTGTTAGAGCCACTAAAAATAAACAGTTTAATGAATCTACCAATATATTGATACAAGAGGGTGTTAATCATTATCAGGCATTAAGAGAAACACTAAGCAGAATGATCGGCCGTCGTGGTTATAATGCATACTTTGAATCATGGCAACCTATCTTAAGTGAAGAAATTACAGAAGAAGTTAGTCTTAACGAACTATTTGTTCAAGAAACAATTGATCCTAGAATTGAGTCAGTAATGCCAATTCTTTCTAAATTATATAAAAAGGTAAGTGAAATGAAAGAAATCAATCAATTAGAAGAGTGGGCTGATAGCATAATAAATGAATATAAACAAGGTGATGATACCGGTTATATTCGTTTATTAAAAAGTAAATTACAATCAGGTAAACCATTAACTTCTCAAGAAAAAGAAACCCTTAGAGCGTATCTTGCAGCTATGAATTTAGGATTAAAAGAAGGCGAAACTTCGTCCAATCCAATGGGAATTCCTGAATCTGAGCTTGATGAAGGCAAGGGAGCTATAAGAAAGTTCTTAGCTGGTTTAGGAATCGTAGGTGCATTGGGAGCATATATTAGTAGTGAAGATGAAGCCATACTACAAAAAATGGCTGTGAAATATGACCAAGCACAGACTTTGGAACAAAAAGCACAAATCAAGCGAGACATTGAAAGAGTTACCAAAGGTAGTTTAGTCAGAGAAGATATGGTGGAAAAAGGTTTAGATACTAGTTGGATGAATGAAAAACAAAAAAAGTTTTATGATATGAATCCTAGTTTCACAGATCCCAGTAAAGAAGTAATAAGTTTAGGTAATAGACTAGCAACTAGAGTTAGCCCAGCTGGCGGTATTCCTAAAGTTGGAAAGAAACCAATTATACCGTTTGAATCCCAAGATATGAAAGAGAGCAAATTTTTCAACTCCGATAATATTTTTGCAAAAGATGGAGAACTTTGGAATAAAACAATAGACGGTGGCTCAGGAACTAAACAAGATCAATATACAGCAAAATTTAACGAACCGCTTAGGGTACTTGCTGTATTGATGCGTAGTCTTGCTCTACAGA